AAATCTATCCACCCTTGAGTGGACATCATGGAAAATCTCTCTTCGTAGTACTTCTGAAGTTCTGGATTCATTGTCTAGTCATCTGTTTTTCAACAATCTTAGCCTTGTTCTGAATATCTGCTTCTTTTAGCATCAATTCAGCAACCTTGACCCGCTTATCAAACTCTCTAGAAGCCAAAGCGTCATCAGTTGGGAGGTTCTTGGTATTAGCCGCCATACTCTTTGCTTGCAACTCAATAGGCATCAATTGCGCTTCAGTCAATAACTTTTGCGCTTCAGCCTTATTCTGCTCTGCTTGTGTAGTTTGGACAGCAATCTGTGCTTGAGCCAGTTGCATAGCCAATTGTTGTTGCATCTGAGCCGCTTGTTGAGCCTGTGGATCAGCCGTAGCCATCTTGTCTAGCATCTCAATCAATTCAAATCTGTTTGACAGAGAAGAATTAGCCATGATGCCCTTCAAAATGATAGGCAAAACAGGTGTATTAGGGCCAAGAGTCTGCAAAAGTGCGATGAACTGTTGTTGCTCATGCTCTCTAGCAATGATTCCAAGCGCTGCCGTAGGAATGAACTTCATGTCCACAGTAGGATAACGCTCTGGATCGAACTGCATATAGCGGTAAGCGGCTTTGGTGATGAAGGGGATCATGAAATCCTCTTGGAAGTTCACCAAGGTACGCTTGTATTTCTTGATAATCGAGGCAGTAGCCATCGAAATACCGCCCTGACCCGCATCTCTAGAGACAGCAGTAACCATTCCCTGTGAGTCAAGAGTGCCTGTTGCCATCAAAAGCATACGCTCAAACTCTTTAGCAGTAGTCAGGTTAGAACCATCAGTATTGCCGAACTTGAATGGGAACAGAATCTCATTGGGATTGCCGTTTGTGAGGATAGCCTTGCCTGGCTTTACTTCAAACTTAGCACCCCTTGGTAGACGGGTAGCATCCATAGCCATCATTGGGCTAGTTGTGAGAGCTAGTGAATCTAAGTGTGAACGAACTTGGGCATCTATAGCTTTTTGTGAGTTGTAAGCCTTCTCAACAGTACCACGACCCAACAAGCGATTAGGAACTGTATCGTCCTGATAAGCAAGGATTGGGCGATCCTTCATCATGTATGGATTCTTTTCTGCCTTCAGAAGAACACCATCATTAGCGATAACGACAATAGCCTCAACCATATCTGAATACTCATCCTGAATAGAGTCTTCAGGGAATAAGTCTTCTACTTCGCCATCTTCTTCGTTCTCTAGTTGTTCAAGATACTCTCTAGGAACTAGACCATAGTAGGTCAAAAGTTTAACTTTATCGTCTTCGTACTGAGAGACTTCTTGTGTAGGCTCTAAGTCTGTATCCATAGAGTCAGTACCGACCTTTACCTTGCGGTAGATGCCTTCTTCTTGACCTTTTACGACCTTGTGGATAGAGACGTACTTCTCGATAGCAACACCCATACAGTCATCAATAGATGTTCCATTGGGGTCAAACAAGAAGTTACGGGGGTTAACAGGAACAATCTTAACTGCAATGCGGTCTTGTTCTACGACACCGATAGCCGCTTGTCCCATTTGACCAGGTATTGCCTGAGTAGCGGGGACAAAGACTTTCTCTGTTTTGACAACAATCTCACCAATGCCCGTACCATAGATTTCAGCCAACAGCTCAATCTGGTCAATAGACTTGCGAATCTTATCGACTTTGAAGTCTTCCATCAGTTGTGCTTTGATGGCAGCAACATCTAAGGGACTACCATTGACATCACGAATATCGTCTTGAATGTCAAAGAACTCACCCTGACCGAAGATGGCTTCCATGATCTCGGCATGGCGTGTCTCTACGGCTTGTTGGGTAGCGGGGGTAACGATACGGCTACGCTCGGACTCACGGGTTTTGTCTTGGGCATCCCACTCACCATTGAAGATGCGCTCGTACTCTAGCCAATCAGTAAGGCAATTGACATCTCTCCAATCCCTCCATCTGTCACAATGGTTGACAACAAAGTTAACTATCTCTTTGTCTGAGTCGCTAGGTTCTTGGAATTCCATGATTATCCTTTACCTACCTTGAGAAGCAGGTTGTTGATTTTGTACTCTTTGAGCTTGGTCTAATAAAAGCATTAAAGATGTTGCGATTGTAGGATCAATATGCTCTGGGGCAAATCTTTGTGATCCAGTATTTTCAAATGCAGCATTTTGCAATCCAAATGCCAATCCTTCTGTACTTGTTGACCTATAGCCTTCACCTTGTTTGGCAAAATCAGGGGCAACACTTTTTAACCAATTCGCAATCTCTGGTTTACTTGAACCGATAATCTTTTGAAAATTATTCATAAATTGTGTTTCAAGCTCACTCTTATCTCGTTTTGCTTTAACTTCGTAATATTGCTTAATCAGTTGTCTTTCAGCGGCATGAGTCATTTCATGGGTAACTGTAGGCACAACTGTACTTGGGTCTTGGTATTCAGAAAACCTATTTACTTTTAGAATACCTCTATCTGGCACTTTCCCAGAACTAAAAAGACCTGGCGTTACAAAAGAACCTAAAGTATTGTCCCCAAGAAACTCTCTTTGCATTTGAGGCATTGATCTACGGCTCATCAAGTAATTCGCAAGAGTCTGATACTCTGGGTTATCAGAAGCCTTTTGCAAAATCTTTGTTAAAGCCGCATCCATTCTTATACCCCACTAATAATATCTACAGGTTGCCATTCCTCGCTGTCATCTTCTTCCATGTAAGATGTAACAGCCAGTTGGTCAATGTAACTGAGGGAGTCAGGCAAGTCATCATGGACTCCTTGAGCAGGGAACAGGATTAACTGGTCTACAAACTCATCCCAATCTTCTTCCGAATTTAACACAATTCTGCCATGCTCGAACCTACCTTGTAAAGCCCAGATGATTCTGTCTGCTTTTTTTCTATTCCCGTGGGTCAAATCTATGATGTGAGCATAGGTGTTGTTCTTTCGCATCAAGTCCGACAAGTAGGGCAAAACAGCGTTCTTTAGTGCCCCCCTCTCTATCCCTACACTTAAAGGGCGGTAGTCCCGAATAGCAATCAGTATCTTAGAGGCAGTCTCACGGATATCCCAACGTCCATGTTCAATCTTCTCAACAAACCACTTCCCATCGTCAGTCACCTTAACTATCGAGATGGCAGACTCATCCAGACGCTTCTTAGCATTAGCGGCTTGTTTGGCAACTTCCTCGAACCCCGCTAAGTCAACAGCGATGTAATAGCTTCCGTGTTCAGGTTTAACCCCGTATTTGATCCACTCTTCCTTGAAGATGTCTGAACCCGCATTGGTGAAAGAAGCCATAAACTCTTGCTTGAAAGCGAAAGAACTCAGGGTCTTTTTAGCGGAATCTATCTCTGCTTGGTCAATCAAGGGGTTGTCAGCAGTGGTGAAGTGCCAACTCTTCCAATCAGGATCATCCTCTGACTCACCTAGTTTGAAGGTATCGTAGAACCAGTTTCTCCCCTTTGGAGTGCCAATAAAGAGTGCTCTCCCCCGTTTATCAGACAAACTTGCTCGAATGACTTGTTCCCAAGCCTCGGGCTTAATGTCGGCAACCTCGTCTAGTACGGCATAGGTCAAGCTAACGCCACGAAGCGTATCAGGTCTATCCGCACCACGGACGTATATCCTAGCCCCGTTTATCAGGGTAATGTCTAGATTATTCACATGGGAGGACTGAATAACCTCTCTACCAAGGTCTAGCAACAAGTCCCAAATAATCTGCCTTGATTGTCCCATAGTGGGACTAACATAGAGAACCGCAGAGCCTTGTGGACACTTGAGTCCTTCAATCAGTAGGGTAACTGCCGCCATCCTAGATTTACCACATCTACGCCCAGCAGCCACAACCTTGAACCTAGTCGTATCCTTAAATACCTCTTGTTGCCAAGGAAGCAGAGAGAAGTTCAGATCAGCCATATTTAGCCTCTACATCGTCTACAGGGGTTGTATCTATTACTGTCGGTTCTTCTCCCAACCCCGTGATATTGATGGTTACGGCACTTCTCTGTGACTTGTCCTTTTCAAACAAAGAAACAGGAAGAGTCCTATCAAGACACATCTTCAGGGCTACCAATTGATGGGGATGCTCATCATTAAGGGCTATCTCAATAACCTTCTGAGCCACATCCTTACCTCCACTCCTAATCATCAGCTCTTTAAGCTCCTTAAGACGTTGATGGTCTGTCTTAGGTAGTACTAGGGGTGGATTGTCAGCAAACCTCTGTATGGTCATCTTGACGCTCCCCTTGGGTCTTCCTCTTCCTCTTTTCAATTGTTCCATTGGTTCTCCTTGGAGTTGAATTTAGCTTTTTCTGAGGGTGGGGTGTACCACAAATATCTACACACAGACCCCACCCCCTCCCCCCCCTGTGTTTCCATACAGCATAGGGTTTCTACCTAAGGGTTTCTACCTACTCGTTTACCCTATCAGGGTTTACCCTCATGGTTATCCTTACAGTGTTCTAAATGCGAATGATTCTCATTTGCGTTTCATGCAAGTGGGAAAGAGCGATGCACCATTTTCCATGTACTTAAATCTTATTGAGAACTATTCGCATTCCCTTTACTTACTCTTCCCTTGTGTCATTCCTTACTGATTCATCTAAGTTGGGGCTGTCTGTTTACCCGCAGAATCAATCGTAACCAATGCGATTTGCTCCAGGGGGCTATCTACCCTATACCCGATGGAATGAAGATGCTGGTAGATGGCTAAGATGTTCTCGAAGCCCTTCGTTATGTTCCCCTTTCCCGCAGCCAATAAGATGTTGCGCTTTGGGCTGTCTAATTTCCTGCGGAATTGGATCGTGTCAATTTGCGGATATCTGCCTGGCATTTTTATTCCAAAAAATTGATTTATTTAATTATTGCACACAATAGTTCTAGGGGTAAATACTGATAGGGTTTTGGAGGGGTCAATAAAATCAACAACTTACGAGAGTTGGCACGATTCTTCCCTGCTATATATATGAGGGGGTAAGAATTTCCTTCTCTTTTCATCAACTTAATAGGCTTAAATATGAACACTTACTCAATTATTTGCTGGCACAATTCAGCCACTGAAGGAACGCACCAGAGCGTACTTTTCAGCGCTCGTACAATGAGAAAAGTCTTAAGGGACTTTGAGCGCTATTTATCCCTAAGCGAACGCATGCGCTCATTTAACAAGCACAATCTAATCCAGCTGGTTCACATCGATCAAGGTGTGATCGCTCATTTCCCTGCATCATTACGTTAAAAGGCTTACAAATGAAAAATACTCTTTTAGACTATTTAGCAGCAATTGCTATTGGCCTGATTCTTTGCATTGGGGCTTTGCATTACTTCGATGTTTTGGTTAAATAATTTTCTTTTTATAGGTGTCAACATGAAAACAATTACCTGGGTTCAAAAACCCCATCATTTTACAAATACCCTGTACATGTATGTAAACATCGTAACGGGTGAACGGGTTGAAGAGCATACAAACGGGCGCTGCTATGTTTTGGGTTCAACCCACCCAGCCAGCAAACCCTCAGAATTTTTTGTCTCAAAAGAGTTTGATAGGTGGGATTTTTACCCTGGCTCAAATTACGATGAAATCCCCACTATTGGCTCTTATTGCTGCGATGGCGATGGTTTCATTGTTGTTGAGCTTTTAACCGATGGTTCTATCCGCTTACTAGATCAAGGGGAATATATGCTCGATCTTAGCGACGATATCGATGAAGCGATGGTGGAAGCTGCAGAATACGTTCGCACAGAATACCCTGCGATATTTGAAGAGCGTTTATTTGTGGAAGGGGAATAACATGGCAAAATTATCAGTACATGGGCAGGAAATTGGCAGAATTACAGCGTTGACAAGCGTAAAAGCTTATTTCAGCGATGGCAAAATTCTAAAAAATATTGGGTTTGGCTGGAAATTACACGCAAAAGTAAAAGAGGGAATCGATCCCAATTTTGCTTATGAAAAAGCGGTAACCCGTCAAAATGATTTTTTTAAAGAAAAACCAGCCCTTAAAGAGTACAAAAAAGCTTTGCATACCCTGGCTGGGGTAAATAAGCGCTGGAAATTACATCAAACCATTACCCTAATGTATGACGATGCCGATGGGGTTTGGGCAGAATGCTGCAATGGATACAGCGAAAACGTACACGCTGACATCGATGAAATTTCAGAATTGTGCGCTTTATATGTTGAAGCGCTTAATGAAATGAAAGAGTTAACCGCTGAAACCGCTTAAGGGTTTTCGCTGATTTACTAGGGGTTTCATGCCCCTAGAATTGTATTTTTTAACAGTAAATAGGTGTTCATATGATCAAAATTTCTCAAACGTCAAAATTAAACGCTCGCTCTTGGAGCTTGCAAGCCCTTGATACCTGCCCAGGCTCATGGGCTGCCCCTGGTGAATTAGTAGATGCATGCAAGGGCTGCTATGCCACTACTGGAAATTACAATTATCCCAATGTTAAAGCGCCCAGATTGTCTAATCGGGAAGATTGGCAGCGTTTAGATTGGGTGTCTGATATGGTGTCAGAGCTTGATTCTGATCGATATTTTCGCTGGTTTGATTCTGGGGACGTTTACACTTTAGGGCTGGCTGAGAAAATTCTAGAAGTAATGATCCAAACCCCATGGGTGAACCATTGGCTGCCCACCAGAATGCACAAATTCCCCAAATTTGCCCATGTTTTCGCTCAAATGGAAGCTTTGCCCAATGTAAAGGTTAGATTTTCCAGCGATTCAATTCAAGGGGAATATATCGAGGGTTTGCATGGATCGGTTATCGGGCCAGACGTTTCAACTTTTCAGGCTCGAGATGGGGTTAAATTATGCGAAGCTTATTTGCATGGTGGGAATTGCAATGGCTGCAGAGCTTGCTGGGCTAAAGATGTGCCATTGATTGCATACCCTGCGCATGGGCTGAAAATGGCACGGGTTATCAAGTTAAAGCAAATTTAAAGGGGCTTAAATGATATATGCCATTGCAGCCCTAATTCTGCGAATATTAAGCGGTAAACGCTAAACCTACAGCCCACTTCGGTGGGTTTTTTGTTGTCTAAAATCCGAGCCTTTACGGGTTTTTTTACTTTATGCCACCCTGCTATGCATTAGGCAGGAAAAGCGCCTAGAACGGGGTTTTAATGCTTTTTAGGGGCATCTCTTCGCATATTCTGCGGATGGTTTCATTTAATGCTGACAATTCGTCCATTTTGTAGACGTTCCACAATCTGCGCTGCCCATGTATCCCGTTTAAGCTTCCACGATGGCAATCTGCGCATAGTGGCATTGATGTAAACCATTGCCCCTGGTTTATTTCATGGCATTCGCTCGGTGGTGGTGAGTCGCAAATAATGCATGGCATGAGTTTAATTTTGGCAATGTGCAGCCTTTCCCCTGCGCTCGGTTTGGGTTTGTTCTTTGATTGCATTATTGGGTAGCTTTTTGCTCGATACGGGCAGAGTATTGCTCGGTTCGCCAGACTTCAATTCTGGCTTGCGCTGCTGTCATGAGCCAGCGGTAACGCTCTTCCCTTTCCACAGCTTCCCTGATGCCTTCTAGTATTTGAATGTAGTCAGCATGAGCATAGGCATAGGTTTCCTGCTTTCCAAGTACTTCAGTCCCTGCCTGGCTTTGGAGTTGTGCCTTGCGTGATTTGCGAAATTCATCTAAAAAAATGCGGTCAGCCTTGCTTTTTGCATATAAAGGTGCGGTATCGATTAGATATTGGATAGCCTTAGTGGGTTCGTTCATTATTGCCCCCTTTCCCTGATTGCATCCATGTGAACATAGCCAGTTGAAGCATCCAAAATTTCAATTATTTCATTGCGTTCATGCTCTGCTACCAGTTTGGCAAAGTGTATCAATATCTGTTGACAAATATCAATTTCTTCATCAGCAAACCCTGCCTGCTTTGCCATGCGGATAATGCCTTCTATGGTCATACATCCTCCATTTTGTAGTTGAGTTTGTGGTGCTGAAACCGCATTGCCGCTTCACACTCCAACTCTTTGAAAGACTCGTCACTCAGCAAACCGATACAGTTGCGACCCTCAAACCAAACCTCACGAATTGACTCGTTAAAGGTGGAATCTAGGTCTTGCTCGTACTCATAAACGACTGTTACGACTTCGCTACCTGCACCTACTGTTGTGTCAAATTCCCATGTATTCATCATTAACTCCTGTTTAAAAATTAAATGTTATTCCTGTTTTGAAATGTTTTGAATAGGGATTTACCCTTAGTCTCCGCAAAAACATGAAATTGCTTCTTCGTTTTGATCAAACATGTCAGTTTGTTCTGCAGCGTATTTGTACATTTGTGCATAAGTTGGTCTGTCAATGGCAAAGAATTTCCCATCGCCAGGGCATCTTTTGAAGGCTTCTTCCTCTTGTTTTATCCACCACAATGCTCTCTCTGGCTTTTCTTGAATAAGGCTAAGAATCTGTGCTTTTGGTTTCAACATGCACAAATCACAATTCCCATGCATGGTTTTTCCATTGATGTTTGGCAGGCCTAAATCGAAATCTTGTTGTTTCCAGAAATCGCTTACATCCTTAGATGAAATATTGTCCTGTGCCAATGGCAAAAATACAGTCTCATGCCCACCTTCTGGATTAGGATTTGCCCTAAATTTGACTACTCGTTTAGGTTCATCAGCACGAATCCCAATGAATGACTCCCATTCTTTCCAGCCAATAAACCTTAAATACCTGTGAAAAGTCCTAGTTTTTAGATTTGCGGAACAGTATCTAGCCCTTCCGTTTGGCAATGCATTGTCAAAATGTTTAATGATTTGCTCGAAAGGTTCACCATTTCTGCTGGCAGTTTGGTAATCAACTTGTTTAAAAGAGTGTTCACCATCAACTTCTATGTACTCCAGCCAAGAAATTGGCACATTCCAACGCTTAGAGCATTCATCGACAAACTTTAGGGTAGCTTCTTCTTCCTTGCCAGTATTGGCAAATATCACCTTTGCTTCATTTGGTAGGCTCATGTGGTGAGCCTGCAGCACTCGGTAAAGCATATAAGCAGAAGTCCTGCCACCAGAAAAACTGATGCAAGTTGGATTTGATATTTCAAACGGGTTTCTCATTCCAAACACTCCTTAACGCATATATCAACACCTGGCAGACTCGAATAAACCTTGGTAACGTGTATGTTGATGATCTGAGAGTCGTCATGGTAGACAACCCCGTTCATGCCATCTTCTACGCTTTTTAGGATATTGCTTGCGTCAGGCTTCTTTGTTGGCTTCTCTGACCCGTTATCAATGGCTTCTAACCGCTTTTTAGTGCATGACTTAGGGATTGGTACTCGAATGTAGAGATAAAGGCTAACAGGGGTTTCCAATGGTTCAGAGCTTCCCATTGCCTCGATTGCAGAATCCCTGATTAAAGTCTCATAGGTTCTTGTCTTCTCAGGGGTGTAAGTTTGCACAAAGTTTCCCCTCTTGACGTATCTAGCCCTTTGTTTTCCAACAGGGTTAGCGTCTACTTTAAAAGTTACCATGAATGTCATTTAGGATTCTCCATGCTGTTGCGGCACAAAAGGCCACTTGCCCATTGCCAGCGGCTTTAAGTCTGTCCATCCGATGGGCCACCCCATCAACCATTCGTATAGGTTCGGGTTGATTGAATGTGGAATGTGTGTTCCATTCTTGATTGCATTTTTGTATGCTCCAGAACCTCCGCAATTGCCGCCTCCGCTTGGTGTTGTTGGAGTGGGCCAATTGTCGGGGGGGGGGCGTAGGCGACAATCCAGATTCGATCTCTCTGGTGCTTTGCACCAACGTCTGCTGCTCCCATAACTCCCCATCTAGCATTAAACCCCATTTGGGCAAGATCGCACAAAACTCTGTCGAGTCCTCGAATAGTAAGCATTGGGGAGTTCTCAATGAATGCGTATCTGGGTTGTACTTCGCAAATGATCCTTGCCATTTCTCTCCAGAGTCCTGATCGCTCTCCATCAAGTCCTGCGCCTTTTCCTGCTGCAGACAAGTCTTGACATGGGAAACCTCCTGAGATGACATCGACTTTTCCTGCCCAAGGTTTGCCATCGAATGTGCAGATGTCGTCCCAGATAGGGAATCTAGGTAAGAGTCCATCAGCTTGCCGTTGCAATAAAACTCTGCGTGGGTAATCTTCGATTTCAACGGCTGCAACAGTTCTCCACCCGAGCAAATGTCCTCCAAGAATTCCCCCTCCAGCTCCCGCAAATAGTGCCAACTCATTCAATTTGTCCTTCTTTCATTTGACGCATATAAAACCTGACTCGATCTCTTGCGCCTGATCCGTAGACCTTTTCGCAACGCTCAAGCCTGGCACGAACAAAATCGTTATCTCTGTTTGATTGCCAAGTTCGGTATATTTCCCTTGCTTCGGCTTTCTCTAAAACAACTCTGTCTCCTGCATTAGAGATGTTTTTTCTACTGTATGCCATAGGTGTATACCCTACTCATCTAAGTCACCAGTTAGGATTAACGCTTCAGTAATGAGACGTACGGGATATGGTACGCCCTCTTTTACTTTGTCTAGCAGTCTCATAGCTTCAAAGTAGTTCATTCTTCTTCAACTCCTGTCCATTGTTTTTCTTGCAACTCCATCAATTCTGGAAGTTGGCTTGCAAGAACTTTGGTTTGTTCTGGAGTCAGAATTATTGATATTTCGTAATTTTTAAAAACAAGATAACCAAGTTTTGAAACATAGAATTCAATTGGATTAGATTTAAGAAATTTCATACTTTACCTTTAACTTTTTGAGCAAACTGACGAACAAAATCAGGCATAGGTGCTGCATTCTTTGCATCAGCCATAATCTTTAACAGTTGTGGGTCAGGATCATTTGATGCAGGAACTGTGAGCCTTATGTTGTCGGCAGGGTTTGCTTTTGTCGCAACCCAATCTGCTTTAAATGCTTGCCAACCACGAACAACACATTCCTCCAAGGCTTTCTCCAAAGTCCAACCAGCTTTCTTTGCTTCACTGGATATGGCATCAATGGCTCTTTGGGTTATCGGGGCTTTCTTGGCTTTCCTCAAAGATTTGAATTCCTGCCAAACAGAATCAGAAACGCCTTCAGGCGGTGCAACGATAGTTGCCTTCTTCTTTGTCTCTGTCTCTCCCTCTGTCTCTGTCTCTGGGATAGCAACTTGCTTGCGTTCTGCTAGCACTCCGCTAACAAGTATGAAAAAGTCGTTATCAATCAACGGCTTAACTCCATCTTGGTATTCTTTTGGCGTGATGTGTAAACGAAAGACTAGCTCATCTAGTGAGCCATCAAAAACACCATCTTTTGACTCACTTGCAAGCAACCAAAGCATAGGTGCTAGTGCCTTGCTAGCAATAGGCAAGCGCATATAAGACCTATCGTTTAACAGGTCACGATGAAGTTTTATCCAAGGGGGGCATCTGTCTTTGTAATGTTGAAAGACGGCCCAATTTTTAGGCTGCAATAGCATGATTTTTCCTAGCTCAGTCCTCTACTGAAAGAAACAATCGGCAGGCGGAGAGGCTCGCTTTTCGATGGGGAGATCAAGCCCCATCTAGCCGTGTTTCAAAACATTGTATCAAATAAATTGATTGTTGGTAATTTCATTTGTAGGTTTTCTGCCAAACAAACGAATAGCCTGGGCGTTCATATTCGCATATTCAGACTTAGTGAAGATTCCTTTAGCGTTCCTGATGTCAAACGGGTTTAGCAGATCACGAGGCTCTTCTACCTTTTCAGCCTCAATCATATGCGGCTCTAACGTGTACTGAGAAACCCAAGAACGACCTAACTTAATTTTCCCAATTTTTAGTTTCTTCTTGTAACTCATTTTTGTGCAACAAGCTGCAATGGATAGTCTTGGTATGCCAGTTAAATCCTCAAGTTGATAGGATGTAAGTGGGCCGTTTTGTAATGCTCTGATAACTGCTTCTTGGGTCATTTGTAAAGGTTCTCTAGGTTAATTGTTCGGTTTAGATGGAGTTCTAGCGTTCTGGCAAGCAAAGCTGTTACAGCCGCATCAAAGTCCTCTGGTTCGGTTGTATAAGCATCTGCCATTGTTTGAGCGTACCCAAGCAAGGCTTCAGCGCATCTTTTTTCAAGTATTTCAGTGTTCATGCTCAGAATATTACTGTTGTTTTTATGCTTGTCTATTAGGGTTTATCCTAGTATAAAAAGTTAAAAAGGTGTGGCACATTATCGGTGTGGGCAAACAGTAACCCACGCTTAACAGGAGTAAATATGAATATGTATCAAACAAACAGAGCAATCAAAACATTGCGTTCAGCGGCACATTCAGCCCCATTACCAATGGAGTTGCATGACCAAATTACAGCATCATTGATTGATCTTTTGCGTCACAGAATTGCTTTGAAAGAAGCAAAGAAAAACTTAAAATCCATTGGTTAACAGGAGTAAATATGCCGATTCTTAATGGAAAAAAGGTTGTAGACCTAGAAGTAGATGGAGTAGATAGCAGAGATTATCCAGACTTCTCTGATGCCTACTTTTCAAGTGGATGCTATGAAGATGGAACACCACTAACAGAAGATGAGTTAAACAAGCTCACCGATCTGGCGGGTGATGTTCTGTGGACAATGGCTTACGAAAGTTTCCATTGAAAACACTATTCCAAACCTATGTGTCAGAGTTCTCAGACATACACTACTGCCCCTATTGTTTGACAATCAAAGGGGATAAAATAGTTTGTTGCCAAGAAGCAGACTTTATCGAGTTCAAGGATTTATATCCTGAACAACAAAAAGAGATTATTCAACAAGAGTTAAACGAAAATCAAAGGAGTTAATATGACTAGACAAATTAAAACCAAAGCACCAAACAACACGAAAGAGTTGCGATCATTTCTTTTAGAGCAAATGCTTAGTGTGGCTAGTGGAAACCAAGAAGCGGGTCAAGCAAAAGCAATCTGTAACTATGCCCAACAGGTGTACAACACAGTTAACTTGGAAATGAAGTTTGCCATGCTAAATGAAAAGATGGATGGTAAAGACGTTAAAGCCGTTGGTTTTGGTGGCTGATATGGAAAAGTTAATGTTTAGTTTGGACAATGCTTACAACTATTATTGGACAAAAAAAATACATAGTGCTTGCCTTGTCCCATCTAGCTTCTACGACCAAGAAACACTTGAATCATTGCCTTTTTTTTCTAAATTAACACAAGTTTCTAAGAGCCACTTTGAGGAAGGTCAAGATCCAGTAGTAATGCGAGGATCACGATTTTCAAGATACCACGGAGCTTATGAAACAAGCATGAGAACTGGATTGTTTTTGAGTGAATTGTTTGCCAGATATGTCAGGCGAGAAAAGAAAACAATGTGGCTTAAAAGAGATTGGTTAAATTACAGAACCGAAATTGAAATAAAGTTAAGAAATCATGTTAATAAGCATGGACTTTATATTCATAGCAATACTTGGAGATCATCAATGTTCAAGCCCTACGAAGAGGGACGAGATTGGCATTGTTTATCAATAATTGGCATTGACCAACCACTCGGAGAATGCCCAAGTATGTTGTTAAATGGCAAAGTAGTAAGGGTAAACATTGATGACGAAGAATCAGTCATTGATTACGATAAACGTGTCGATGCAATTAAAAAGCTAATTGCTGTCGATGAGAAAATTTCAACCTTAACAATATAACAGGAGTTAATATGTCAATAGAAGCGTTACTTAAAAAAGATGTCAATTCTCATACAGAGAAGAAAAATAACCTTACCTACCTGTCATGGGCTTGGGCATGGGCAGAAGCTCTCAAAGCTGATCCTACCGCTACCTACAAAGTAGAGATGTTTGGCGACAAGTGTTTCATGGACATAAATGGTACGGCAATGGTGTTCGTTACCGCTACCATGTTTGGAAAACCAATGACCTGTCAGTTGCCTGTGATGGACTACCGAAACAAGGCCATCCCTACCCCCGATGCTTTTGCGGTAAACACAGCCATCATGCGTTGTATGACCAAAGCCCTGGCACTACATGGACTCGGGCTATACATTTTTGCGGGTGAAGACTTGCCTGAAGAGGGCAGATCAGTAGTGATTACGCCTACTCAAGGCGCACAAGATAATATTCCTCCAGAGGAATTACAGTACTTGCAAGAGATGGCAATGGAATTGATTGCCATGTGTGAGCAAGGTGACCCCAAGGCAGCTTGGGATAAGTTGGAAGGAG